ATCTACTGGGTTGTGCAAAGTTACCAATCCAAAGTAAACTTTAACACGCTTAACGCTACGGATCATAGCCTTAGTTGACTCTGGTAGAGCATTAAAGTCTTCGATGTAACCAGACGGGCGGCCTAAGTTAATACCACCAAGATTGTCCTTTAAGTCTCCATTTAGTGTATTAGATAGAACAGTCTTTTCCATTTCACCTGTATCACCGTTCCAACGCTGCCATTGGTTACGTACAGCAAACACACGGATGGTAGCAGTCTTGCTATAGACTATGGTTTCACCTTGTGTAAGTTTGTATGCCCCTTTTGGCATAACAGGTTTCATGAGGACATCCCCATCCACCTCTACTTCTTTTTCGATAACCTCTTGGTTAACGTTTAGTCGTGCTACAGCAGGTGTAGCTGACATGGCAGTGGCGTTTGATACACCCATTAGTTCTGCCATTGATTGACCGCGCTCAGTTGCGATTGCTAGTTCTGTACTCATTTATTTCTCCTATGAGTAGTTACGGAAACTGTAGTTATACATTATACGTCGTGTGTGTCAAGCCAATTAGGGCCGATCTTGGCTTCTAATAAGAGTGGGACATTCATACGAATGCCATACACTTTTTCTACCATGTCTGTCAACCCGTCATTCATATCGTTTACTAATTGTAATACAATATCTTTCTCGTCTGGGTGTATGTCTACTACTACTGAATCGTGAACAGTATTGACAATACAAGAATGGTACGGCTTTAGACGCTTGTGCATTTCGTTTAAGACAACAGGAACAACATCACCTGTGGCAAATCCTTGTACAGGATAGTTCTTAATGTTGGTGAAGTGTGTTACACCACCACTAGCCCTGCGTTCTACATCAGGGAATGCATACTGCCGCCCCGATATGTTGGTAATCTTGTTGAAGCGTAGTGCCTCTTCTGCCAAGTTCTGATGCCAAGCAGCGACACCTTTGTACTTCTCTGTAAAGTGTTCGTAATAAGCCTTCTCCGCTTTTGAACGCCCGAAACCAGTCGCCCCAAATAGTGGTGCAAAGGTGTGTTCCTTAGCTTGTTGCCGTGTTGTTGGTTGCCCCGCATCAGTAATAACTTTAGCTGTGTAGCTGTGTACGTCAAAGCCTGTGGCAATCTCTTCCATAGCTACTTCGTCTTGTGCTAGGAATGCTGCCGTTCTAAATTCTAATTGCGCAAAGTCAGCTTCCATGATGTAGCCACCATCCCAACGTGACACAAACACTTTCTTAACAGGGAACGTGTTGCCCCGTGGCATGTTCTGCATGTTAGGATCACGCCCAGAGAAACGCCCTGTGGCTGTGATGTGCTGCGTCAAGCTTACGTGTAACTTACCATCTTCTTTAGTGTGTAGCTCAATAGCATTAACAAAGTTAGAGATGTAGCTGTTTACTGCGTTCAAACGTTTCATGTCTGTCAGCAAGTCGATTGCTTCCTGCAAGTTATTGTTCTTTGCTGTAGCAATAAGTATGTCTAACTCAGTCTTACCTGTGTTAAACCCTGCATCACTAGCCCAGTCTTTATTTGGTGGAAAGAACCCAAGCCCTGCCATCTTGTTTGTCTTGCGTAGTTGATACCCTAATGCGTCACAATCTTTACATTTGTTTGGTTTAGCAAACTTTGTTCCATCTTTCTTTAACTTAAAGGTCTTACCCTGGCCCTCACAGGTAGGGCAAGTGAATGCTTCTGTCTTACGGATCAGCGTAGTGTTAGCTTCTACTGTACGCTTAAACTCTTTAGCATCCTTCACAAATGTGAATAGATCTTTCCAGTCCTTCTTATTGTTTACCTCACGTGAGAAGATGACTTTAGACTTCTGCTCTGGTGAACGTAAATTGATAGGTGTGTCACCCATAAGGCCACGGATCTTATCTTGCAGACGTGTCTCTATCGTAGCACGTTCATGCTCAAACTCTTTACGTACTTCCTGTAATGCATCAAGGTCTACCGCTACTCCTGACATGTACATTTCTGTGAGGGTTTTACATGTTTCAAAGGTGACGGTTCGTATTCCAAGAAGGGACTTGGAAGCTGGGTCTGCAAAGTCTCGTTGTTGTTGGTGGAACAACTCGCAAGTTGTACGCAAATCAGCACGAAGGTATAGGCTAAGTTTAGATAAAGAAGTCTCATTTGTATTTATTCCTTTCTTTAGGCAGGACGATAGATAGTCCTCTTTCTGTTCTACCAAGCCTCTCCGTTCTGCACAAGCTGCAAGCCCAACAGGATTACGCTGCCCACGATCTAGTAGATACTCAGCAAGCATGGTATCATAGATTTCACCATCATAAACGAAGCCACACTCCCACAACCACATAAGATCGTGCTTGGCGTTGTGTGCGATAAGTAAAGACGTTTTATCTAGTAGTGCCTGAATGAATGCACGGCCTGAACCATCAATGTCTTTTTCTTCATTGTGATCTAGGTTGATGATGTGTTCTTCATCTGTGTTATCTACATTCAAGATCCCCACCTGAGTAAGGCTGTTGCCCTTCTCATATGGATCGTTAAAGATTACAGGCTTACCCTTGGCATTCTCTCGCCATGTCACACTATTTTCTACGTCTAATACTACTCGCATATTTCCCTCTCTCACGCGCGGAAGATCGCACGATCACCATCTAGCATACAAATCACACGTCCGTCAAACCCATTAATCTTGTTCTTAGCAAAATTGATATGACGTTCTGGGTTGATACCTTCACCCTCAACATCTTTAGTCTTGGCAATAAGTAACATCAAGTCTGCTTCTGCTGCCTTACCTGTCTTCGAGCCTTCCATCATAGACTGATCTAGATCTACTCGCCCCTCTGCTACGGCTGATAGCTGTGACATCCACAAGACCACACAGTCATACTGCTTGGCAATGTTACGTGCATGGATGGCTGCTGCCTTTAGTGTGATATCTGTACGTTCACTTGATTGATCAGCAAACTTGTCGCCCATGTCTAAGATCAGAACATCAGGCTTAGAATGTTTGACTACTGACTCAACCCATTTCATATCCTTGCCTGTGCTATCTTTGATGCGAACGTTTTCCTTCACAATGTCATAACGCTTACGTGCCAATACAGGGTTTTCACGGATCTCTTTCATAGTCATGTTAGAAGCTGCACACAGGTAGCGGCTTGCTACACGTGTGTATTTCTCTTCGTTGCACAACACTACTACCTTAGCCCCTTGATGCGCCCAACCACCCTGTGCTGCTACCAGAGAAGCATGGAATGAAGTCTTACCAGTATTAGGCCGAGCGCCAACCACAACAAGGTGACCACCAGTAACGCCTTCCACCTTCCGAGTGAGACTTGGAATGTTAAACTTCCATTGTGCTTCCAAGTCTGCTGCATCAAGTAGAGTGTCAAAGCTATGGTCATCCCACTCAACACGCACATCAGGAGTAAAATCATCTTTGTAATCCTCTAATAATCTACGCAAAGGTTCGAGAGTATCTAGTGATCCGTTTACACACTCGAAGCCTATGTTTGCTATCTTCTCCCCCAAGAATTGCTGGAACATCTTTGAGAAGGTGTCACTAGCAATCTCAGGATTGATAGGCTCAATAATATCTAGCTTACGAAACATATCGTCGTAGATACTTTTGTTAGCTGTAGTTAGTGTTTGGTTTTGTGTAAGAAAAACAGCCTGTAAATCCTGGGGTGTCAGGTCTGTTCCGTATTGTTCCATAGCATTATCAAGTGCTTGCTTAATCTTACGCACGTCTTTTGTGAATAGTTCGTTGCGTGATAGCAGGTTCTTGTGCTGCTCATAAAACTCTTTATTTAGTAGTGATTTAATCAGACCCAGTTCGATCATCTTCATTTCCTCTCAACATTTTAATTAGTGCCTCAAGACTAGATAAAGGCCACATGATTGCAAATAGAATACGGCCCCACCCACTGCCTTCTTCTAAGTCTTCTGTGATGTAGAATAGTAAGGGCATAGCAAGTATATACATAAACAATGCCCCACTAATATAGTTTATCATAGTCTACCTTCCATTAATACTCTATGCATTCCTTCTGTACTATTCAAGGATGCAAGTATATCAATAAGCTGTGCGTATGTCATTATGATAATATCGTAGCTGTTGTTTTCATCGTCAAACTGTCGAATGAATACTTCACTATCTTCGCCTATGATAACCTCTACATCATCATACTGCCCTGTTTCATCTAG